ACATTATCAAAAGTTCTATTTGCCATTATTTTCTCCTTACGCGGAAGAGGGAGGGTTTCCCCTCCCCCTAATAATTAAACTATAAGGCTACGCGGCAATTCCAGCCGGGAGCGTTACAAGCCATATTTGCATAATAACCAATTCTGACTTCAACAGCATCAGCATTACTTACGCGCAACATACGGTTGCCGTCTTGCATTAAGATCTTCGGTGCGCCACCAATACTATTGAGGCTCCAAGTATCTAACTGCAACAAGTAAGCTGCACTGTCTGGACAGTTAAGGTCAGGAATAACTTTCATTGTTCCATAAGGTGCATGAAGCTCCAGTGCGCGGAAACCAACTCCCGCAGGACCTTCAACATCTACATAAACAACTTTAGAGCCAAGACTCTTAACTAAGTCACTAAACTTAGAAAAGCTCATAAAGCAATGATCTGGGCGGCCACCTTCGCGACCAATCAAAGATGCACCACCAATTAAGGCTTCCTCTAAAGGCTGTGCTGAACCATCAAAACGAACACCACCCAAACGGGTAGGATCGCTGGTTCTGTCTACGCCAAACAAGGCTGCTGGAATAGCACCCGTTCCCGGAGTAGCAGATGGAACCCAAGCATCAAGTCCTGATACTTTTCTAGGGGTCTCTGCAGGTCCGTTTTGTGCATCACCAAGGACCTGAATAAAGTCACCAACGGCTGCGCCGTTCATAATAACATCCCAGTCAATCGTCGCGCCCGCAGCGTCCGTAACAGTAAAGGTTCCTGCATCTCTATTGACCGCTGAAACAACAGCGACGTTTCCACCGACACCACCAGTTAAAATTGCACCGTTAGCAGTTGCGGAAGATGTCAAAGCCATACCCACTTCAAAGTGAGTAATGTCTTCGGCGTTAGCCAATAGAATGGTAGCACCGGCGATCGTAGCCGAAGCCGAAATCTGACCAATAGAACCACTTCCATCTCTATACATAGCAACAGCCAAAGAACGCGAACAAGAGTGTAAAGCTCCGTCGATTTCTGTGGTTGCGGCTCTCATAAACGCATCTGCATTAGAAGCAGAAGCATCAATCATCTGACCACTGATTTGAGCGATCGAATAATCGGTGATTCGACTAATGAAGAATTGTTGAATCTTACTCGCCTGATAAGCTAAGGCAGTTCCACCGGCTAATACCGATGTGGGTGCCTGAGCATCTGCATAGATCGCTGAACGATTTTGAGGGTTTCCGTTGATTACAGGAATAGGCATTCCCTCACCACCGAATTTCTCATACTTGTCCACAAGCGCGAGTAAAGGGTTGTTCTTATATACAAGGTTTTTTACAACCAAAGGTTTATAATGCTCTTTCAAGGCAGCTTGAAAGGACGCAAAATCTAAAGCCATTTTCTTCTCCTAAAATAAAGGAGATATTCCTATCCCCTAATCAGTAAATTGTAACATGCTGGCCGCCTTCGCAATTCTCTCGCGTTTGTCCATCTTAAGGATATCTTCTTCCTTTTCGACAGACGGCTGTGCCGACATGCTGTTTGTTAGGGTCTTAGGAGATCCTGCAATGACTTTTTTGTCCCCCGTTGGCTGCTGTGGGGAGTCATCCGTCTGACTCTTTTTATATCCGAACTCATTGGCTAGCGCCTCTGAGGAGTAGAACCGTTTGGCTATACCCCGCAGGTTTTTCGTAACCAGCTTACATGCATCTTCAACTTCAAGCTGTTGACCTGTGTCTTTGAAGAATTCATCTGCTTCTTGCAGTACGCTGAAATAGGAATCTGTTTGTTTAATGAGGTCATACTTAGTATCATTATCAACAAAATCTTTTATTTGTCCAATAAAATAGTTTTGTCGTTGTTCATTTTCTTTTTGATCTAATCTTTCCACTAATGATTTATTTTGAGCTTCAAGCTGAGCAAGTCTTTGGTCTTGCAGGGAAAGCTTATGGTCTGCCGTAGGCTTTTGGTCAATAGTTAAGTGCTGTTCGGCAATAGAATTAAAATCAAGACCGCTTTCTTTAATAAACTTTAAAGGATCTTCACGCTTTAGGCGCTCCATCTCATCAAAGCGCCCAACCTTGGTTCTATAAGTATCAAGCTCGTTGGTCTCTTCCCTCTGTGTCTTTTCCTCAATAGCCTTGGCTCGAAACGCAGCTATCTTTGCAACAATGTCCTCTTCCTCGGTGGGTGCTTCCTCAGAAGGTACTTCTTCGGCTGCCGCTTCACCCTCAACAACCTCTTCTGGTTGCGCCTCGACCGCTTCGGGTTCTGGCTCTGCCTTCGACTCCTGACCGGGTTCTACCGAATAATCAGGCGTAGATTCGTCATCCTCCAAAGCAAAGCTTTTAGGCATTACATATTCTTCTACTACTTCTTCTTGAGCTTCCACTTCTTGCTGTGGTGCGTCTTGTACTTCTGCATCAGACATAGTTAAACTCCTTTAAATTAAATTATCCCACGTTCCCCATTTGGTCTGCTGGTGAGGTCTGTGTTGCCATTGCTAAATCAACGGGTGATAGAGTTGCTCCCTCTTGCATTGCTGCTTGCTCCGCTTCTGGCGCTACTTGCTGCATAGGCGCTGGAGCCATTTGTGGAGGGGGTGCCAATAAGGCCATAGCATCAGAGATGAATCTTCTGCATAACTCTAAACGATCGTCAGGAGCGCCTTCGGTCTTAGCCTTAAGGTAAGCTGAATTGATCGTCTTGATTGCCAAAGGCAAGTTGGTGAACGGCTCTGGTGAGACATAGACCCCCTTGTCGATTAGCAACTCGATAATGAAGTTGATGTCATTACGCTCTGCATTCTGTAGGTCCTGAACTTGCTTTAGGTCCGGGAACTCCAAGAGCGATAACCCATCTTCACGAGACAAAAGACCGGCTGGCTTCATCTCCTGAATGGTCTGTAATCGGCCAGCAGGAGTGGCAGGTAGCATCGAGGTGGGCCACATCTGCATGACGTACTTATCCTCGTGGATGTCGATGTCTTTCCA